CTCAAAGTTGTCCATCATGTAGTTGAAGAACCTATCTGCTTGTTCATTCCAAGTTTTGTCTTTTTTCTCGTGTGCCTGTTGTAGTTCATAACACAAAGAAACTGTTAGGGAGTACATCGCTGATATCTCCTTGCTCTTAAGGTCTCGGACCTTACCGCTCAATATATCAGATGGGTTAGGTAACTGACCGCTAATTTTACGATGATTCATAAACTTAACGGCCAGGCCTTCTCCTACGCAACCTGCTACGAGGTCAGTGAGCGTACTTTCTGGCAGGTCATCTGATAGAAGTTGGGATACGAAACTCCATGATCTTGGAGTTGCAAATGATCTAGAACTACCTCTAGGATCAAAATCGTATAAATCTTGTTTGGCGAATGTGCAATAACCCACTACGTCTGCGTGGACGTGTTCGTTGGTTGCCCACTGCATCCAGTCTTCGAAGTCCACTCTTAGTTCTATGTGGACAAATCTGTTTGCCAATGGAGCCGGCATTCTGTAAGTGACACCCTTGTCTGAATCTCTGTTACCTGCCGCCACAATTGAAACGCCTTTGGGTAGGTGATACTGTCCTACTCTTCTGTTTAGTATAAGTTGATAAGCCGCCGCCTGTACAGCCGGAGCCGCCGAGTTCAACTCATCTAGGAAAACGATTGCATTAGATTCGGGGTCAGTTGGCAGTTCTGCCGGACTTGCCCAAACCATGTTGTTCTCTTTTGCATTGTAATACGGAATACCTTTGATGTCTGTAGGTTCCCATAGCGGAAGTCTAATATCTATAACTTCTCTTTTTTGTGTATCTGCAATTTGTTTTACGATATCGGACTTACCAATACCTGGTGCACCCCACATCATTATGGGTCTCTGTAATTTGATACAATGTGTTAGTGCTGACTTGGCCTCGTTTGGTGAGACTGTTCTGTTTTGACTGCCTATTGCCGCCTCTTTGTTTTTGTTTGCTCTTACCATTTTGTACACTCCTGTTAAAATGTTGTTATAGTATCATTATAGCATGACAAGAGTATACGTCAACCTGGTAATTGTGGCTAAAAAGTCGCTATTTTATTGGTCTTTTTGCTCGTCCATCTTGCTCATTGCACGTGCAAGTCCATATTTTGTGATATCTCCGGCAAATAACATGAGCTGTAATGCCATCTTTTCCATGGTCACTTTTATCTGTTTCTTGTCCACATAGTAAGGACAGTCAACAAACTCATCCAACCAAAGGTATGTTTGGGGTGTGAATATGACTTTTGCTGGAAACTTGATGTCATAGGTCTTGATGTCTAATTTTTCCAACATCTCTAGTCCTGGTTTTGTTAATCGCAGGGATCTGGCCTGATAACTTTCACGAACATTCTGCCACCAGGTGTAGTAGTTGGTTTTAACACTTTCATCGTGAGTGGGTTGTTCCAGCAGTTCAAGGAAGGTACGGGTGTATGCAGTCTTGCGATCCATACAATTAATTATCTAGAGAATTTTTCGCCTGTTTTTAAAAGGTACACACCAAACTTGTCGGTGTTGTGCTGAGCATTCAATTTCTTGGCCAGGTTTTCCGCATGGCCTGGATTGGAGAATGACACCTTCTTGTACTTTGGTCCAGGATAGTTCGCAACCAAACTTGATGATTTCAAGTTGATTGGTTTACCATCGTAGAACACCGCCCAGATTCCCTCCGCGGCGAGTACCTCGTCCATTTTGAAGGTAGATTTATTGCTGTGTTGCAACAGCACTGTAGGTTTTGGTCTGCTCATATTTAAAACAGTATTTACCAAAAAATGTATACCTGCTACTTGGAAGTGCTTGTTTGGGATATGGTCGTTGCTCAGCAACGAAACTATTTTTTGTCTGAAAACTCGCCACCATCCATCTCGACGCTGATGGTTTGAGCTTCCTTGGCTGACTTGAGTGCTTCGATGATTTCTTCCTGTATTGTGACCATACGTGTCATCACTTGGGTAAGGCTGTCCGCCAACTGATCGGCTTCCTTGGCCGGAAGTATGATCTGTCTTTCGCCCCTTTGTCGTAGGGTTCTGATCCTACCTATGAGATCCTCAATCGGACGTGTTTGTATCTTGGAATTCTTTGACTGCATTGTTTAATACCTGTTGCATTTCTAGTTTAGTTTTTATTGGCCCTTTGTATTTGTATCGTGAAAGGGTTATTATCTTAGGACAATATGCCTTTCTCCAACCTTTTTCAAAGCATATGATGTAGTATCCTGCCGCAAATTGGCTTTTGCTTTTTGGTGTCTTCGTATATACGGGCAATTGGTTCTGCACATCAAACACAGGATTGTATGGATGTTGGCTACATGGGAAACCATGAACATCAAAATTGTCTACTTGGATTTCATCCTCTGGTTTTGTTATGTTTGATTCATCAAATATGCCAAATCCAAACTTTGTGAACAGGCTCTCCTGCGTGTGGAACACTTGCCTTTCATTTTTGTCTTGTTTGCTGAGGAAGATCCAACCGTTGTCCGCTTGTTTCTGAAGGGTACCTAACTTTTGGCCGTTTTGCTCGACTATCCAAAACTTGTCTTTGACTAAGGTCTTTGCTCTCACTGTCATGATCCTAACCTCGCATTAAAAGGCTCAACATACAGTTGTGCCTGCTCACTAATCCTATTTAAATCATACTTGCCACAGAACCTCATGAATCTGATTCCAACTTGATCTATGCTTTTGTTCTCTGCGATAGCCTGTGTAATCGTTTGATCCATCTCTTCTATGATTGCTTCTGGTTGTGCATGTAGGTCCACTAATGCTCTATTACGTTCGTAGTCCTCCATGACTCTGTGTTCGTTCCCATCATGGTCCACCCATTTGCTCAACATCAGGTTGTTCCATGTGTACCCCTTTTCGTTACGATCTGCGAATGCTTCTTGCAGTCCTATCTTGTTCTTTGTGCCCTTCGTACGCACACCTGGATATGCACTGAAAATATTATCGCTTGGATCACCCCTCATTGATTTCTCAAATATAAGCCATTCTGTATCTGGTGCTGGCTTGGGTGCTTTTAATTTCTTGTCTATTACAGGATTGCCTTTTGCATCAAACCAACCCTCGTGTGTCATTGTTGTTTCGTTTACACCGTTGTACTGTTTGACACGTGGTGTAATCAGTTGATTTAGATCCTTGTCCGTGCTGATGATAACGTGGTCTTGGTCCGGATGTTTGTCTATCCAACGTGCGATGAGATCGTCTGCTTCTGTTCTACCATTCCTTAGTACAGTTGCGTTTGTTTTTGTTTTTACGAAGTCACAGAAGTCATCATAGACTTCCCAGAACACTTCGTTCTCTTCTTTTTCCTTCTCAGTCATGGCATCTGCCATCTCTTTACGATTTCTTTTGTAGGGTGCATACATGTCTTTCCTAAAAGATCTACCTTCTAAACAGAACACAACATGAGTTCCGTTAAAGTCCTGCCATGATTTCTTGATAGAATTCATCATGATGTGTATAGCCATACCTACTTTTTCACTGGTATCACCCCTGATCACGTGTCTAGCACGGAAAAACGTATTGGCTGTGTCTACAAGTATGTGTGTCATTGTTATATTATAGCACTCATTTATTATTCTGTCTATGTAAAAAGAATGGGTTGTCTATATTGTTGAATTTTGGTAAGTTTGGATTCATTGCCTTGTAGTGTTGAGGGTATAATTTGAGATAATCTGTTATTTCTTTGGTTGTTTTAAAGTAATCTTCGGTCATGGGCATAGTAACAAAGTCGTATTGCTTCTCTAGTTGGGCATACACGTATGCCTGTTGTATGATATCCAATGCAGGGACAGATACATCTTTATTCTTTTTGACAGCATCTAGCACAATCTCTGTGTTTCTGTGTGACTGTAAAATTTTATTCCTGTCCAGGAAGTCTTTGTGTATTGATTCAAACTCATCAAATCCTAGATCCAAGTCAAATGCCCTGTCTAACTCTTGTAATTCTCTTTTCAACTTTTCGGTCTCGAAGAAAACATCAACCTGTGTGTAGTGTACCCTATTGTGTTTTACAATGTTGTCTTCAATCCATCTTATATCTTGCTTTAGTCCTAGAACACTGCCTTGATTGTTCCAATCGAGGAATCCCAATTTGAAAGCGTCACGCAATAGCCATTTTGGCACATTGTCATTCTCAATGGAATATAGATTACGTATCTTGTCATAGAACTCTTTGTTGTAACTCTTTAAGAAAGATATGTCCTTGTGTAGATTGTTGATATCCCTGCCGGCATCTGCGGCCCTGTTCATGGCAACACGTTCGTAATACAGAACATCATTAGACCATAAAATTTTAACTATATTTGTGTCTTTTAAATTTTTATTTTCTTCATGTACATCTGCGTCAACAAAATTTGAAAACCCTGAGTAGTCGATCTTGTTGTGTGAATTGCCTAGGTTATTGAATGGCAGTTGTTTTATCGCTGGGGTTTTTTTACTCAGTCGATCAATTAGATAGACTAGGTAATGTCCGTGACATCCTGAACTGTTAAAAATATGAATGTGAGGATTATGAGACTTCAGTCTTGCCATCGTCTCTTCTAGTCATCTTTACATAACCTGAAGCATTGACATCTAAGCCTTGCTCGTTGCCAATAGTCTGACACAGTGTCTGGAACCATCTGTCTACGATCTCTTCTTCGCTCTCACCTTGATACCCAGATTGTTTTAACATGTTTACAAACTCAGGATTCCAGTCTAGCTCAAAGAAACCATTTCTCGGATTCTCAGGATTTACATTCAAATTAAGAACTTTTACAATTGGCTCTTCGCTTTTCTTAGAACCTTTTTTTACTTTTTTCTTAATAGTTGTCTTTGCTGTTTTTTTAACTTTCATAATATTATTATACCTTATTTTTATTAATTAGTCTACTTTTATGTGCCGATTGCATTACCAAATAGATACACATGGACTCTTGCCGCCACGTTGTAGCCTCTCTTGAATGCCTTCTCTGCCACTTTGCCAGCACCTGCTGTTTGCTCTTCTTCTCTTGCACCTGTGGGCATTACCCATACTGGCCATTCAACACCGGCATCTTTGAACTTCTGTATGGTCATTTCCATTTCATCCCATTCCCTGTCTGCAGATCCAACGACGAATTTCAACTGTCCTGCCTTGGAAGTTTTATAGTATTCTGCAACGTTCTCAGGTTTTATCGCTTTCTCCGTCTTCTCACCTGACACAGTGAAAAGTTTGGGACTCACACTGAAGAACACTTCTGTATCAATAGAGCTTACCCATTCCTTGAAAGGTTCCTTCAACACCTGTGTGCCATTGGTTTCAAATGTCATTGATCCCGGGAGATTGTTCTGTCTTTCCAGTTCTCTGTATATGCCCATACTTGCGGCCTGACCTGTGATCATCAAAGGTTCACCACCTGTAAAGCACAGATGTTGATGTTGTTTAGAATTAGGATGTAGAAACAATCCATCTGGATTTGAGTCTGTCTTTATTGTGTCTACTATCTTGTTTGCTAGTACTGTGGGTGTTTCTTGCCCCATTAAACTTTTAAATTTCTTTGCCCATGTGTAACTGGAATCACAACCTTTCTCCCACACAGGTAAGTCTTCAACCCTCTTTACACTGGATACGTCAAAGTCCTCGAAAGGAAGATCATATGTGTCTGGATTGGTTGGATCAACCTGTCCAAATCCACTGCACTGTAAGTTACAAAGGAAGAATCTTATCCATGCTGT